TGAAACTGACACTTACTCTACAATGACTGAAACAAAACTTAAGAACATCATCGGTGATTTATTTTATTCAATGACTGATGCTGCTCAAAAACAAGTAACTCTTTACACTGGTACTGGTGGAGCACGTGAATTTGATGAAGCTCTTAAATCTCACTTTTCAAGTAATACTTTTAAAGTAGGAGGCGAGAACAGATTTATCACAGGTTCTGGTAGATCACTAGGTTTAACTGGTTACTTTACTTCGTACGAGCATGTAGATGGACACGTAATCAATGTGGTGAAACTTCCATTATTTGATCACGGTGCTGTTGCTCAAGCTCGTGCTAAGCACCCTGTTACTGGATACTCTCTTGAGTCTTATAGAATGGTATTTGTTGATCAATCAAATTATGATGGTCAAAACAACTTACAAATGATCTCTAAGAAAGGTCGTGAGTCTATGAGATGGTGTGTAGCTGGATCTGTAGTCCCTAGAGGATTTGATTCAACTTCTGCTAGAGCATCTGATGTTGACGGGGCAAGCGTTCATATGTTAAAAACAGCAGGTATTGCTCTTAAGAGATTTGATACTTCGCTTGACATTACATGTGTAGCGTCCTAATTTGGCATTAATTTGCGTCTATATATTGGTTTTTGATTAAGGCTGTGGGGGAGCAATCCCCCGCCGCTTTAATTGATTATATATATCCGGAGAGTTATTCTTTACATCCACCTAATTTAAACTTTAAAAGAACTATTATTATGAGTAAAAAAGTGTATTTAAGGAGAAAGGGCCTAGGAGGTCACTTACCTAAAGCAGTAACAGCCGAAGCAAAAACTAGGCTTAGTAGTGTTTATGTAAATAGACAACCTTTAAAAGGATTTAGTCCTGAAGAAGAAAAAAAATACATGCAAGGAATACTTGACGTATCACCTGAGCATGTTGATTGGCCAAAACATTCTAAGAATTTTTGGGCTGATTTATCAATTCCTGTAGGATTTACAGGTGTTGAATTAGAAATAGGTAAAGATGAGAATGGTATACCGACAAGCATTATGGATTATATTAAATATAATTTTGCTATTAAACATCCTTATGTTGCCTTAACTAAAGAAGAAATGGAACTAGATGTTACTAAAAAATTCTACATACAAGATCTTGCAAGAGAAGATAAAGTTAAAAATAACGCTATCAAACTTAAAAAAGACGCAGATAAAGAATTTATTAAAGTCTCATCAAATTCTAATAACATGAAAAGAATTTTAAGATTAATATCTAATACTAATCCAGATAGAATGACTGACGATCAAATTGAAAATTCATTATATGAATTAAAAAATTCTAATCCTAAGAAATTTTTAAGAATTGCAACAGATAAAAACTTAGAAGTAAGAGCAGAAATTGAAGAAATGGTTTCAGCTGGAGTTTTAAGGAAAATTGGAAATCAAGTAATTTATATTGATGAAGTTCTTGGAGATACAATAGAAGATACAATTGTACATCTTAAAGACAAAAAGAATTCTGGAAAATTAACTGTATTAAGAGCAAAATTAAAAGAATTATCACTAATATAATATGAATGTAAGAGAAATGCATTTAGCAATTCGGCAAGGAGTGGATAAAATTAATTCACTCCAAGCTGATATGCTTCTATCACAAGAAATAGATATAGAATTAAACAAGTCTATGTTTAGATTTGTTAATACTAAATATGGGAGAAATAATCTATACAGACAAGGATTTGAACAATCACAAAAAAGAATTGATGATTTACGTACTTTAGTTACAGAATTTGAAGAGCCTGTTACATATAAAGGTCCTCATGATTCTAATTTTTTTATAGATCAATTTAGATTGCCAAATGATTATTTATATTTAGTTAATCAAAAATCTATTCTATATACTAGTAACGATTGTGAAACAATACAATACAATTTAGACAACAGTTCTCCATTATCGTATTTTGTTTTTCCTTTAGAGTATTTATATTTAGATTTAGAAACTAATAAACCTGTTATTGAAACGTCAGGATTTAATGATCCTTATAATAGTCCTGGAGGCTTTGTAAAAAACTTAGCTATGTTAGCAGATTTAGATGATTATACATTAGGGTTTAGTTATCCTTTTGCTCCTATTACAATAAGCCCATATAATTATCCACAAGATTTAGAAACTTTAAGACTTGATATATTAGATTCAACAAATTGGGGAGCAGGATTTGAATGGCACTGGGAACAATTTGGAGAGATAAATGCTCCAAATTCTTTTATTGTTACAGTAGACACAACTCAACATACTTATTTTAATTGGGATTTATCAACGGGATCTCCAATAACACAATTAATAGGTGTGCATAATCCAATATCTGGAGCTAATCCTTCAAGCATATCTTCATGGTCTAAAGTCAATGCGCAGTATACAGATAGTTATGCAGTTGCAAAAAGAATAGTGTCAAGTAACGCAGAACGTAGTGTTGCATTTAATAAGTTTGTACAACAAGACGATATATTTAAACTTTTAGACGATCCGTTTAATACAACAAAACATACTTCACCTCTAACTACTATACGAGGAAACTACATTGATATATACACGAGTGATATATTTATAATAGATAAGGTGAAAATTACTTATATAAGAAAACCAAAGGAAATTTCATTAACTTTGGACAAAAGTTGTGAGCTGCCAGTGCACACTCATCAAGAGATTGTAGCTATGGCAATAAGCAGCATTTTAGAGGGACTTAATGACCCTCGATACAGTACTCACCAAAAAGAGGTGATAAAAAACGAATAATTATTAATAATTAAAAAACAAAAAAAATGGCAAGACATTTAATAATTGGAGATGGTGCTACAAGATCAACAGCTAACCCTGTTGAAGACGGTGCTATTACTATCCAAAAAATGAGCGCATCTGGACCAACTGATTTAGTTTTAGGAGACTCTATAGCAGATGCTCCGCAAATTAGAATTGTAGGTGGTGGTAAAGATGGCAAAAATATCGTAACTCCTTGGATTTATGGTAGAGACGTAATTGATTATAGCGGTAAAGCTTATGTTGCACCGTCAGCATGTGCGGTTACTAATACTATTGCAGGAACTTCTGCAGCAGCAGGTACTTTAGTACTTAAGTTTGTAAAAACTTCAGGACCTAGACAAGAGTTCTTTAGTTTTTCAACTGAAATTGCAGCTTCAGTAGCACATACAGCAGCAGATGCTTTAATTAAAACAGCATTTGAAGATGCTTCATTAGTAAAACCAGATTGGTTAAATCCAGTTTGTAATGCTACAGCAGGTTCAACAGTTGTATTTAGTGGAGCACTTAGAGGTGATGTAGCTTACAGTGGAAACACTTGGGATTACGATCCACCTCAAATTAAACTAATTGTAGAAAGTTATGATGGTGGTACGCAAACGCATACGGCTTCACTTACTAATGGATCTAAGACAGGTTACGGTAACGGATTTGATGTAAGAGCTTTTGAAGAAAGCTTACAAGGAACATCTCACGGATTCTACATGAGAGGTCACTTACCAAAACAACCTTCTTTAGAATCAGCAACAGGTAGTACATATGATATGTATTCAATTGTAGCAACTAAAGACGGTTCTTCAGCTTCACAAATTAACGGGGTTGATAACTTAATTGAACTTAATGTTGCAGCAATAGCAGGAGATGCTGATAGCTTAATTTTTGAAAATAAACTTAACGCATATTTCACTGGTAATTTCCCAGCTGTAATACTGTAATTATTAACCTTATAAAATAAAATAAAAAATGGCAAATTCAAATATAAATTATGGTTACGTATCTGCAAGGTATTTAGCAAGTGATGGAGTTACAGTAGAAACACAAACTTTAGCTTCTACTAGCAAGGTTCCTAATGGTGCAGTTATTACATCAACAACTGTAATTGCAAGAGGAGCTGTTGCTTCAGGTGGTAGTGCAACAATTTCAATTATTGCAGGTGGTGTTACTACTACTAGTGCAATTGCAAAAGCAAAGTTGGATACTGCAGGGTATGTTGTTAGAGAAGATGTTGTAGAAGATGCAGCAGCAGTTTCTGATGGAACAGCAATTAAAGTAGCAGTTGGTACTGCAGCTTTAACTGGAGGTACAGCAGATCTAGACATTATTGTAGAATACGTCCTAATAGGATAATCTACATTTAACATAAGACTTATAGGGGGCAATAGTCCCCCTATCGGTCTTTTTTCTTAAAAACTAAAAACAACTTAACATGGGATTAAACATTAAAGTACTTAACTCTTGTAAATTTTTATCTGTAACTGCTGATCAATACGACAAAACAGTTAATGGTGCAGACATTGTTATAGAAAACGTTGACCCTAATATATCAGGAAGTTACACTACTGCAATTAGTTACACTAACGGAAAAGGACAAGTAAATATTCCAATTAGCAATCTTTCTGCAGCTAACGGAGTATTTAAAGTTTGTGTAGTAGAAGCAGGAGCAACAAAAGCCTGCAAGCCAGTATTAGTTAAATGTGATATAGATTGTTGTTTAGTAAAACTAACAGACGAATTAATAGATTGCTCATGCGATTGTCCTAGATGTGCTAGTACAATG